ACAAATGTACTTTCATACTAAGGAGAATAAATAAATGGCTACAGGCTTTCCAGCGGTAACGGGTGACGTACTCACTAGCGGCATGTTTAACGGCCTAGTGGCGTTTACTCTTAATGCTCAGACAGGAACAACATACACAGCAGTATCAACAGATCAGTATCAAGTATTAGTAACAATGAACAACGCTTCTGCTAATACATTTTATATTCCAACCGATGCGACTTACGCATTTCCTAATGGCACTGCCATTACCGTTTTAATGATCGGCGCAGGTGTTACGACTATTCAAGCAACTACACCGGGTACAACTACCGTTACAAGCGCGGGTGCGACTAGCGCATCTCCTGTATTAGCGCGTTACAAGGCGGCAGTAGCAGTTAAGACTGGCACAAATGCTTGGACAGTAATTGGCGCGGTTGCATAATGATTGGTGCAATAGTTTCAGGAATCTCAGGGCAAAAACTTGATAAAACTCCTACTGTTGATTATTTGATAGTTGCTGGTGGCGGTGGCACAATAGATGCAACGGCTTATCAATCTGTTGGCGGCGGTGGTGCAGGTGGATTCAAGACAGCAAATGGTTTTGCTGTTACATCTGGGGTTGCGCTTACTGTTACTGTCGGCGCAGGTGGGTCAAAAACAACTGGTAGCGATTCAGTCTTTTCTACCATTACTTCAAACGGTGGTGGTTCTGGTCAAATAGGCGCAGGTGGAAATGGTGGCTCTGGTGGAGCAAGCGGTACTCAAACATATACATCTAATTTTGGAACAGGTATTGCTGGCCAAGGTAATAATGGTGGTTTAGGTAATAACGCAAATAATTTATCTGGTGGCGGTGGTGGTGCAAGCGCGGTAGGTGCTAACGGAACTGGTGGCCCATCAATAGGCGCACAAGGTAATGGTGGAGCTGGTACGGCTTCATCAATATCTGGATCATCCGTAACCTATGCTGGCGGCGGCGGTGGAGGAACTACAATTATTGGAATTACACCTGGCACTGGTGGTGCGGGCGGCGGTGGAGCTGGAAGTTATATTGCTAATGCAAATAATGGAACAGTTAATACTGGCGGCGGTGCAGGTGGAGCAGGAGCAAATGGATCAACTGGTACAACAGGAGGCGTTGGCGGATCGGGAATTGTAATTATTAGATATGTAAATACGTATCCAGATGCAGCATCTACAACTGGTTCGCCTACTTTTTCAAATACCGGTGGATATAAAATTTATAAATTTACTGGAAGTGGGAGCATAACTTTCTAATGGCACATTTTGCAGAAATCGATAAAAATAATGTTGTACTACGTGTTTTAGTAGTTGATAACTCACTTGAGGATCAAGGTGCAGATTTTCTGGCTAATACTCTTGGCCTTGGTGGTACATGGATAAAGACAAGCTACAACGGGAATATCCGTAAAAATTTTGCTGGTATTGGTTATACCTACGATGCAGATCGTGATGCTTTTATACCTGCTAAATGCCATGACGAAGCAAAATTTGATGAAGCTACATGCCAATGGAAGTGCGAAAATGTCAGCCACAAGTTATAACGGATGGCCAGCGGCTCAAGACCCTGAGCTGATCCGTATCAAGTCTTATGCAATTAAGGGCAGCCACGTGAAGCTGCGCTGCGCCTATTTTGCTGCACCCTTATTAGTTGCTTTTGCTGAGCAATTTAATGAACTGATCGAGCCAATCGATGCCGGTGCAGATGACTGGGGCTACTGCTATCGCATGGTACGCGGCACTACCGACAAGCTAAGCAATCACAGTAGCGGTACTGCTATTGACCTAAACGCGGATAAACATCCGCTAGGTAAAGCTGGCACGTTTCCAGCTGAGAAAGTACCTATGATCCAAGCCCTTACTAAAAAATACGGCCTTGCGTGGGGTGGCGATTACAAACACAGACTTGACCCGATGCACTGGGAAGTAGCCCTAGACCCGCTAAAGGCTGCCAAACTCATAGAGAAATTAGGGCTGGCTTACTAAATCACCTAAAGGGCAATTAGGAGAAACCATGCAAGATCAACTAAAGGCCGCTGGCCTGTCTTACCTACGCGCCGCTTTCAGCTGCGCTGCTGCACTTTATATGTCGGGCATTACCGACTGGAAAACCCTAGGTAACGCTTTCGTAGCAGGTGCGCTTGCGCCACTACTTCGTGCGTTAAACCCTAGCGATAAGTCTTACGGCGTTAAATAAATGACTACAGCCCAGTCGCTACTGACCTTAACAATAGCCGTGGCAACCCTATTGGGGTTTGCGGCTGGGCTTGTACGTCACTTAGTTCGCTACTATCTATCTCAACTAAAGGATGATGGTAATGGTGGCCATAACCTTGTAGGGCGGGTTGAACGTATAGAAAAGCGGGTGGACTCTATCTACGAGCTGCTCATCGAGCATAGAAGGATTGGATAACTGATAGCTGATCTGCTACCCGTTTATCACTTGTAGATCGCATATCTAGCCCGGGCTGACTAGCTGGGGCTTGTAACCAAGCCTTATTTTCTTGCCATAGCCGTAGAGCATCTACTACATGGTCAAAGAAATAATTTAGATCCCTACCCCGTAACCGTATCGCTATCTCGGTTTCTATCTGCTTCATATTCTCTTGATGAAAATTGCTGCCTAATATTAATAGATCACCGGGGTTAATAACTCGATCATCTTGCCCATATCCGTAACACGTCAATCGCCCGTTAGTTACCGCTGAGCTAGTCACGGTAACCGTGCCGCTTGGATGCATCCGTGGTGCTGTCATTTTTTTACCCTTCTCATTGGGCGTGTCGGATCTTGAATAGTGTCAGGGGATGCCCCTACACTTTTCGTAATGAGTGGTGACACTCAGAGTAATACAGATCACAATGATCGCCAAGGGCTTGGTAATAACAATTAAATAAATATTCCTAATGTAACTTATCGGCGATTGCTCACGTAATAACTCCGACTTGTTACATTATGTTAAGTAGAAATGAGCACGTGCCGCTTCTAGTTACTTAACAAAACTATTTATTAGTTATTGCCTTGCCCTTGTTTTAACCATAACAGATAAGGGCTTATTTCTATGGATATAACAAAGGTGCTAGCACTTGTTTTAATCACGAATTGCGGTTGGTTTTTAGTTGGTTGGTCAATGGGATTTAAGCAAGGCGTAAAAGATGGTTACAACCGAGGCCGCGCTGCTGGATTACGCGCCGCTATTGATCGAGTAAAGGCCAGCGCATGAGCTTTGATCTTTCAACTTATGAGGATGTTAATTCTCGGATCAAACGTTTTCGCGCCGAACATATAACTGGGCGAATTGAGACTGACATAATCGAAATTAACGTCAAAGATGGTTACGTCATTATCAAGGCCAGCGCATTTCGCGAGCATGAGGATTTAGTACCGGCAGCTGTCGATTACGCATTTGAACAGCGCAGCGATAGAGGTGTAAACAGAGATTTCTGGATTGAAAATTGTGCGACTAGTGCTATCGGTAGATGCATTGGCCTACTCATGCCTAGTGATGCTCGGCCTACTCAGCAAGATATGGAAAAGGTAGTACGACTTGCTACTCCTAGCCCAGAAGTCGATCTATGGGTCACACAGACAGTTACAGAAGGCGTTGGCAGCGTTCGACCAGCTGCAGAATCTATTGAAGCTATTCGTCAGCAATTAGGTAGCGAGATTGTAGATCAATCGCCTCAATGTAGCCATGGCCGCATGGTGTTTAAGGAAGGCGTTAGTGCCAAAACAGGTAACAAATACAGCGGTTACACCTGTAGTAGCAAGGTTAGGGGCGAACAATGCAAGCCAATTTGGTTGTAGTGGCTACTCCCCTGCCAGCTGTTGTACTTGATTACAGCCAAGAAGTACAAGCTCACGCATCGGGTTTTGCTCGAAGTACAGGTGTTATAGCTAATCGCCCGGATCATGCAGGGCGTTACAACACGAAACTTAATTACCACGAATTCGTAACTGAAAATAGCGAAGCTGCAGGTAGTGAAATTGCTGTCGCGCAATACATGGGTATTAAAGGATTCATACCAACTGTAGATACATTTACAGATAAAGCCGATGTTGAGATCGGTAACCTGGGCTTTGAAGTTAAGTGGACACGATACCTAAATGGTCACTTAATTATCCACCGCGATTACATGCGATTAAACGATGTAGCGATACTGGTCGTAGGTAAGAGTCCGGTATATCAGTTAGCGGGCTGGATGCCTGTTATGTGGGCTAAGAAAGCCAAGTATTACAACGCTGCCGATGGCAATTTCTGGGTGTCACAACGCGAATTATTTGAAATGTCCACATTAAGGAAGTCCGTCTATGGCATTACTGAGGATTAACTGCCGTGTCTGCGCCAAGGTCGGTCACGGCATGCAGACCCACACAATCGTTGAGGAATTTACAAACTTACCGCCAAATATTGTCTGCGTTCAATGCCTTGGATGTGGCGTTATGGGCATAGAAATGCTGCTTGATAGCCAAGTACCTACAGCTGAGGAAATACTTCATGACTAAATCCAATGAGCTAGTAATCGTTTGCAACTGTGACGATAAAGAACGTATGGATATGTCAGTACACGTCATTAATGGGATCGTGCCAATAGTTATAGTTAAATGCGATAACTGTTTGGCTCAATACACCGTTATGCCTAACTCGGTGCAAAATGCCTAGCTACTTGTATCGATGCGATCAATGCGGCAACGAATTAGAAATGAATCACCCGGTACATACTCACGGCGAAGCCAGTCCTCTGTGCTGCAGCTACCCAATGATGCGCGTATTTAGTGCACCTTCAATCATATTTAAGGGAACTGGATGGGGTAAAGATGTCTAAACAATTAGGTGAGGATTACTACACAGTTAAAGACCATGGTGTGTATAACGCTTGCTGCGACTCAATTCAGTTCAAATACTTGTGCATAACCTGTGGAGAAAATGCTGGCTGTTATTTCTGCGACTTTGACCCCGATGTTAGGCATGACTGTGAGTAGCCTCGACACGCCGATAAATAAGCGTAATATTAAAATGGTTATAATCTATATGGTAGGATTGAACTTACTAGGTATGTATGCAGTTAATGCAGTTAATAACCCTATAGAAAAAGATTATTACAAACTCTATAGCCATACCAAACTAATCTCGGCTAAGCAATACCTATGCTTGCTGCAGCTATGGGAACGTGAATCACAATGGAATCCCAATAGTAAGAATAAGAACTCATCTGCTTATGGGATACCTCAGCTACTTAAGTTAAAGACCCATGATCCTTATAAGCAAATAGACTTAGGGTTAAAGTACATAGCTTCTCGTTATGGTGATCCTTGTACTGCATTGGCTCATCATCTAAAGACTGGTCATTACTAATGGCTAAGCGCGGCGATCCTAGGCTGTCCGGTAAGTACAAGATGGTACGACTACGTATCTTGCATAGAGATAACTACGTGTGTTACTACTGTGGTGGTGAAGCTACACAGGTTGACCATGTGATACCTATATCAAAGCAAGGTGATGTAATGGATATGGATAATATGGTTGCGGCTTGTAAGAGGTGCAACGTAGCCAAGGGTGATCGATCTCAAGGCGTTTTTTTAGCCAAAGGTGCTACCCCCCCTGCCTTTTCTGGCATTACCTCCCCGATCACGCTGGTTACAGTCCAGCCCGGTGTGTGTTTTGGCCAGCCAAGCCAAGGCGAAACAAATTGACCGACAAAGTAAAACAGATCAGGCGGGGGCTAGTTAAGCCACGGCTTCACACGCCGCTTCTCAAAGGTAATTCCCGCATCGCTGAGGTTGCTGAGCTGGCAGAAAAGATCGGCTATCCCCTATTGCCGTGGCAACATTTCGTACTTGAGGATATGTTGCGTGTGGACAAAGATGGCCAGTTTATTCGCAAAACTAACCTTGTAAATTGCGCCCGTCAAAATGGAAAAACCCACCTTGCCCGTATGCGAATACTTGCCGGGATGTTCCTATTTGATGAAAAGAAAATCCTCATTATGTCCTCTAATCGAGGCATGGCACTTAGCACTTTTCGCGAGGTGGCCTATGCCATCGAAGGATGCCCAGAGTTGAAGGCTGAGATAAAGGCGATCCGGTATGCCAATGGCACGGAGTCAATCGAACTTAAAAATGGATCGCGTTTAGATGTTGTAGCTGCTACTCGTGACGGATCGCGTGGTCGTACTGCCGATTTGCTGTTTATTGATGAGGTTCGTGAGATTACCGAGGAAGGTTACGCCGCTGCCCTACCGACCACCCGGGCAAGGCCTAATTCTCAGACCTTAATGTGCAGTAACGCAGGTGATGCCTTTAGTACAGTCCTAAATGGACTGCGTGAACGCGCCCTAACTAATCCATCTAAGACTTTTGGATTTTACGAATATAGCGCGCCACAATTTGCCAAGATTACCGATCGATCTGGATGGATTGCCGCTAACCCTGCCATTGGCCACACAATCACTATGGAGTCGATTGAGGAAGCTCTTAGCACTCAAACGGTTGAGCAATTTCGCACCGAAACTCTGTGTCAATGGATTGACAGCTTACAATCGCCGTGGCCTTATGGATCAATCGAGGCAACTAGCGATAAGACGATCCGTATGTCACCGGGCGCGCTTACAGTATTTGCCTTTGACGTATCCCCTAGCCGCCGGGATGCAAGTTTAGTTATGGGTCAAATATTGCCCGATGGCCGCGTAGGTGTAGCTGTACTTGAAACTTATAACAATCAGGTAGCTGTCGATGAGTTAAAGATTGCAGCCAGTATCAAAGGATGGTGCGATATGTACTACCCGCGCACGGTTTGCTTTGATAAATACACTACGGCCTCAATAGCCAAACGGTTAGAACTATCGGGCGTAGCCGTTCGTGACGTATCCGGGGCTGAGTTTTATACCGCTTGTAGCGATTTGCATGATGCTTTAAGTAATGGTCGTTTGGCTCATAGTGGCCAAGAATTGCTAATCCAACACATGAACAATGCAGCTGCCAAGATCAATGATTCAGCTTGGCGCATCGTGCGCCGTAAATCTGCAGGTGCAGTAGATATAGCTATTGGCCTTGCTATGGTTATTCATGTTTTAGCTCAACCCGTACAGGAAGCCAAGATATACGCCTAGCGACACGCCGAAGCAAATCGGTAATATGCTTGACAATTTGAAAAAATCCCTTTATGGGATTACTGGAAACTTTAGGCTTTAAGGGTAAGGCAGAAGTAACTGCCCAGTATGCCCCTGCCATCATGGACAGTACCTACGGCGTGGGCATGTACAGCTATAACAGCGGCTTATCTAACTATGGTTATGGCGTTGCGATTGATCGCAATACTGCGTTACAAGTGGCAAGCGTAAGCCGTTGCCGTAACTTAATTGCCGGTGTTATTTCAAGTATTCCGCTAGAGCTTTATAACAAAAAAAGCGGTAAAGAATTAGAATCCCCTATCTGGTTAGAGCAGCCTGATATTCGTCAGCCTCTTAGCGTTACATTGGCTTACACAGTAGATGCTTTATTATTTTACGGAGTTGCATATTGGCGCGTTACATCGCTTTATGCAGATGATGGCCGACCATCGGGCTTTGAGTTTATTTCAAATACTCGCGTTACTGTAACTACAAATAAGTACGGCGATGAAGTTCAATATTACGCAGTCAATGGCGAGCAAGTGCCAATGTCCGGTATTGGATCGTTAGTTACATTTCAATCTCTATTGCCTGGAGTATTACAAACAGGCGGCCGCACATTTCAAGCAGCGTTAGATATTCAAAAAGCAGCTGCGGTATCTGCCGCTACTCCAATGGCTACAACTATTCTTAAAAATACCGGTGCAGATTTACCAGAGGCTCAAGTACAAGGATTATTAGCAGCTTGGAAATCAGCGCGCAGTTCACGCAGTACCGCATATTTAACTAGCACTTTAGAGGCGCAAAATATTGGTTTTAGCCCTAAAGAAATGACATACAACGAAAGCAGCCAATACTTAGCTACTGAGGTAGCGCGCTTAATGAACGTACCGGCTTATTACATTTCTGCAGATATGAACAACAGCATGACATATCAAAATATTATCGATGGTCGTAAAGAGTTCGTAGCGTATTCATTACAACCATTTATAAGTGCGATTGAAAACCGTTTATCTATGGATGACATTACGCGCCATGGCAACGTAGTTAAATTTGCTATAGATGAAACTTTCTTGCGCGTGGACACTATGGCGCGTTTAGATGCTATTGAAAAGATGCTATCGCTTGGCCTTATTGACTTAGCGCAAGCGCAAGGTATGGAACAGCTAACACCTAATGGGGCAGGAGAAAATACAAATGATATTAACATTTAGTAATGACATTGAGGCAGCCGATACCGAACGCCGCGTAATCTCAGGAAAGATTGCACCTTACGGCGAAGTTGGTTACACATCCGTTGGCGCAGTTGTATTTGAACGCGGATCAATCGCAATCCCAGATGCAGCAAAAATTAAATTGCTAATGCAACACGACAGCACAAAGCCAGTAGGTCGCGCTATGAATTTTAGCGATGGTACAGATGGCGTTTATGCATCTTTCAAAATTTCAAGTAGCACCCGTGGACAGGATGCGCTTGTACTTGCTCAGGAAAACCTTGTATCGGGCTTATCCGTAGGTGTGGATGTAACCGCATCTAAGCCGATGAAGGATTACCTGTTAGTTACCGCTGCAGTCCTCAAGGAAGTGTCACTTGTCGAAAGTGCCGCATTTTCTAGCGCATCGGTTACTGATATTGCGGCAGCTCGTGCTGCACTAGAGGCAGCAACAAGTAATAGCAGCTCAACAAAAACAACAACAATCAACACAGTAATTACTGAAGTTGAAACCGAAACCGAAACCGAAAGCGAGGCAGCTGTGACTACAGCCCCTATTGATACACCGGATGTACCGGCAGAAAAAGCGACCGAGGCTGCCCCAGTTGAGGCATCTCGACCAATTATTCGCCCATCCGTTTTAGACAGCCAGACAGTTCGCACACCGATCACCTCAATGGCGAAGTACACAGAGCATAAGATCAAAGCAGCAATGGGTCACCAAGATTCAATTCTTTATGTAACAGCTGCAGATGATTCATTTAGCACTAACCCTGCATTTAATCCAACACAGTACCTATCAGAGTTCCCAACAAATACACGCTTTGGCACACCTGCAATCGATGCATGTTCACAAGGCGTACTACCAGCAAGCGGTATGACTATTAATGTGCCATCACTTGTAACCTCAGCTGGCGGTCAATCAGGTGTAGCACCTGTTGTAACAGTAGAGGCCGAAGCTGGCGCAGTAGAAAATACCGGCATGGTCACACAGTACTTATCGGGAACTGTAAACAAGTACAGCGGCATGAACACAATTTCCGTAGAATTGTTAGAACGTTCAGACCCTAATTTCTATGCAGAACTAACTACACAGCTACAGAACGCTTATCTAAAGACTATTGATACAACAGTATTAGCAGCTCTTATTTCAGCTGGTCAGCAAGGTGCAACACAAGCTGCTACAAGCGCAGGAATTATTGGTTACGCATCCGATGCAGCTCGTAAAGTTTACGAAGCTACAGGTTATTTTGCACAGAATTACATCGCCAATGGTTCACAATGGCAGCTACTTATGGGCAGCGTTGATTCAACAGGCCGCCCAATCTATTCAGCATCTCAACCAATGAACGCAGCAGGATTGACCCAACCGGGTTCAATTCGTGGCAACGTACTTGGCCTAGACCTTTATGTTGATAAGAACTTCACAGCTACTACAACAATCGATGACTCAGCTGTAATTCTTGCACCTGAGGCGTTTACTGTTTATCGCAGCCCACAGGCTTACATGTCAGTCAATGTTGTAAGCAATCTACAGGTACAGGTAGCAATTTACGGCTACATGGCAACAATCGCCAAAATGCCTAACGGAATTGTTCGTTACAACCTAACCTGATTCATAACCCTAATAGTTGGTAGGGCATTAGCCCTTTGCCCTACCAACCCCTACTAAGTAAGGAGTACCGATTATGGCAGCTACATACGTAACAGCCGCCGAGCTACGCACAAATCTCGGTATCGGTACTCTTTACTCAGATAGCACGGTTGAGGAAGTTTGCCAATCAGCGCAGGATCAAATTAACAGTTTCCTTTGGTTTGATACCGCGCCAGTTGTAGGAACTGCATTGGTAAGTAATGTTGCAACCGTAATGATCGCCAACCCCGGCATCTTTACTGCAGGAGAATCAGTAACTATTGCCGGGGCTGGATCAACCTTTAACGGCACAAAAACAATTACTGCCACTATCCCTTTTTCGACTGGATCAGCTAATTTATTGCCAGCGTTTAACTTGCAGCTTAACTATTACCAATATCCAAAGGGTTATAGCTTTATACAATTTGCTAAAACTGCTGCAGATCAAAACTTTCGCCGTGTATTGCCTTATGGCACAGCTACAGGCGTGGATACAAAGACCACAGATTATGCATCAACCGCAAGCGTTAGAGAAGCTGCGATGATTTTGGCAGTAGATATTTGGCAAGCGCGCCAAGTATCACAAACAGGCGGCGTAGGGCTTGATGGATTTAGCCCATCCCCTTACCGCATGGGTAACAGCATGATTGGCAAGATACGCGGCCTTTTAGCCCCGTACATCAATCCGAACAGCATGGTGGGGTAAATGACTACCCCGGCAATTACAACGCTTCGTAGCACGATTGCTACGGCACTTACTAATAATGGAGTTTGGTCGGTATTTGCATATCCACCTGCAACCATATTGGCTAACAGCTGCGTAGTAATTCCAGCCGATCCTTACCTAACGCCAAATAATAATAACAATATAACTATTTCACCTTTAGCATCTTTTAAGATTTTATTAACCGTTCCCATGTTTGATAACCAGGGTAACTTGCAAGGCATTGAGGAATTTATCGTAGCGGCTTATAACAAACTAGCTGCGTCTAATCTTTCATACAACGTTACTAGCGTTAGCGCGCCCGGTGTATTAAATGCCGATAGCGGTGATCTCTTAACAGCTGAATTTAATATATCCATACTAACGAACTGGAGTTAAACCATGTCACTAACAGATGAGGATATTGCCTTCTTAATCAAGATCGGGCAGATCACCGAAGCACCAAAAGATGTAAAAGCAAAACCCGTAACCGACAAAGTAGAGGAATAAACAAATGGCAATATTTTTAAGCAATAACGTTGTAGTTACGCTTAACTCAGTCGTATTAAGCGATCACGTTACAAGCGCAACATTAAACCGCGTATTTGATGAACTTGAAGTAACTGCTATGGGCGATACAGCTCATAAGTTCGTTAAGGGTTTAGAGGCAAGCAGCATCACTTTAGATTTCCTAAGCGATACAGCTGCCGCTAACGTAAACGCAACTTTGCAAGCTGCATGGGGTACAACAGTACCGCTAACACTAAAGCAGACAAGCGCAGCTACATCAGCAACTAATCCGCTTTACAGCACAACAATCCTAGTTAATAACACAACAGATATTAACGGCGCAGTAGGTGACGTTGGCACACAGTCAATTACATTTACCTGCAATTCACCAATCGTAATTACCACTTCATAATAAACAGAATAGGGGCTAACAAATGGCTAAGTTAAAGATAACTAAAATAGATGGCAGCGTATCTGAGCATCAGATTACGCCGTTTATTGAATACGCGTTTGAATTAAATTATAAAAAAGGTTTTCATAAAGCCTTTAGAGATGATGAAATGCAAACCATGGTCTATTGGTTAGCGCATGAGTGCTTGAGAAGTAGCGGCGAAACCGTGCCAATGTTCGGTGCAGAATTTCTTAAAACACTTTCAAAGGTCGAAGTTTTAGACGATGACCCGGAAGCATAAGGCGTGACTCGTTTACTTATCTGATCGCACGGGTCAGTCTGGAAACGGGAATATCGCCTAGGGAATTACTAGCACTAGATAGCAGGATGTTTGAAGCGTTATTACAAGGTATGAAAGATCGAGCTAAGGAGATACAAGATGCCACAAGTAGAAATACGCGGAAACGCTGATCTGCAAAAAGCCCTTCGTGCCTTTACGCCTGATCTACAAAAACAAATGAGAAAAGAATTACAAGCAGCTTTAATGCCTGTAGTAAAAAAGGCCAGGGGTTTTGTACCTAGCCAATCCCCTATGAGTGGCTGGGAAGCGCGTTCGTTTTCCGAGGCGCGTTTTCCAGTATTTAATTACAACACGATAGTTAAAAATATAGTGCTAGAAAACAAAGTAAGTAAGCGTGATTCTAGGGGCTTTACTTCGTTAGCAAGAATTATTAATAAGTCAGCTGCTGGATCTATCTACGAAACTGCCCGTAGGCCACAGCCATGGGTAGGTGCTAAAGCATCCGGTACATCTAAAGGCGTTAGTCGATCAGTAAATCCTAATGCAGGTGCGCAATTTATCGATAATCTAGGTGCAGTTACATCAAGCCTAAAAGGTCAAGGTAGATTGATATTTAGAGCATGGGCTGAAAGCCGGGGTGTAGCCGAAGGCGCAGCTAATAAAGCCATTGATACTGCAATTAGGCAATTTTATGCCCGTAATAAAAATGATTCTTTTAGTAAGGCCGCCTAATGGCTTATGCAGATATTAAATTAGGATCTACCTTTGATGCTAAAGGTTTCAAACAAGCTTTAACAGCATCCCAAAAACTTGAAAAAAATGTCAAGAATTTAGCTAAAGGTTTTGCTGGAGTATTTGCAGCTAAAAAAGTATTGCAATTTGGCGTAGCAAGCGTTAAAGCTTTTGCAGCCGATGACGCAGCTGCTAAAAGTTTAGGTAAAACTTTACAAAATTTAGGTTTGGCTTACGGGTCTAACGCTGGCACAGTAAATGGATATATTGCTCGATTAGAAAAGCAAACAGGCGTATTAGATGATGAGCTACGCCCAGCTATGGATCGGCTATTGCGAGCTACAGGCGATGTTACTAAATCACAAGAATTATTAGGACTTGCTTTAGACATAGCTGCAGGTACGGGTAAAAGTGTTGAACAGGTATCACAAAGTTTACAGAAAGCCTACTTAGGGCAAACTCAAGCTCTTGGTAGATTAGGTGTTGGATTATCTAAAGCTGAATTAACTTCATCTAATTTTGCTGATATACAAAAAAGATTAAATGATTTATTTGCTGGTCAAGCAGTAACAGCTTCAAATAGTTATCAAGGTTCTATTAATAAATTACAAGTAGCAGCAAATAATGCTAAAGAAACTATTGGCAAAGGTTTAGTAGATGCGCTTGGCATTTTAAGTAGTTCAGGTACAGTTGATCCTACGGTTTCTGCTGTTGATCGCATAGCAAATTCTATTGCAAACGCCGCAAAAGAAGCTGCTAAATTTATCGCGGTATCAAAAAAGTTGTTTAGTGATTTAAGTTTTTTCAGAAATGCACAAACTACCGCTGAAGCTTTACGCATTAAAATGGGTACAGGTTTTACAATACCAATGACCATAAGCAGTCAAGATACTCAGCGAGCAGATAAAATTGCTGCCGATAAAGCTAAGGCAGCAGCAGCTGCTAAAGCCAAAGCGGATAAACTTGCTTTAGCAAATAAAACCAAAGCCGATAAATTAGCGGCATCTAAAGATTTAGCTCTAAAAAAAGCAGCGGCAGTATTTGACCTAAACAAAATACAGATAGCAGCAGCCCTTAAAGCCACTTACGACAAAGATGAACGCTTACGCCTATTGGCCATGCAAGCCATTGAAAACGATAATGGCGAAGCCGCACTTGAATACATTAAACAACTTAATTTATTAACCGCTGAACAGCAAGGCAATAAGTTAGCCGGTATTAAAGGCATAACCGAAACTGAGTTAAGTTCAATTAACAGCATTTTACTTGCTGAGTTAGACCGTATTAGCAAAACAAAGATGACAGATGAGGAAGCTGCTGCCGCACGCGCTGAGGCTTACCGTAAATACAATGCGGCAATCATTGCATCGGGTGGATTAGCTGAGGCTAATTTCTACAGCGAAAAAACCCAATCAGAATTACTAACTATTGCTAAATTGGCTGCAATATCTAAGGTAGCTGAGGCTCAGGCAACAGTAGACATACTTAGTTATACAAGCCAAACCGACATTATTGCTCGTGTAGCTGCGGCTCAAGCAATAGCGGATAAAGCTAAAATGGATGCCTTAAAAGCGTATTTAGCCGAAGCCGGTAAAACAATTACCCAAACTGTTATTACTAAAAATGTAGTTGAAACCCCGGGCGGTGGCGTTGTTGTTGTACCCGATAAACCTCCAACAAATGCACAAATTGCATCGGACTTATTAGCCGCAGGATCAGGCGCGGGTGCTGGTACTGGCTCATCAATGTTTAACCCTTATGCGCCCGGTAATGTCGCAGGTTTTGGTACACAAGCACCACCTATGGAAGTTACTATCAATATTGAAGGTTTCATTGATACAGGTAATTTTGATGAGGTAGTAAATCAAGCGATGATTAACGCCCAGCGTAAAGGATTTTCACAATATGCAGCTGGGGCGTTGCCATGACCGTACCTACAGTAAACGCAGTTATTAACTTTGGTACTGGTGCTTCGTCAGCTCAAGCAATGATTATTGGCGAAGGCATATTAGGAACTAACGTACTTGCAGATTCTGCATCGTTAATCGTAGATGTAAGCGATCTAGTAGATACCATCACAACCAAACGGGGTAGATCAGCTACAGCCGATGAATTTCAAACAGGTACATTATCTCTACGTATCGTAGATCAAACAGGCGCATTTAACCCACAAAACCCTAGTAGTCCTTATTACGGTTATCTAACGCCTATGCGTAAAGTATCAATATCAGCTACTTATGGCAGCGTTACGTACCCAATCTTTAGCGGCTTTATTACGTCATACAACACAGTCACGCCACGCAATTTAGGTGAACTCGTTTATACAACCATTACAGCCGTAGATGCTTCTCGCTTAGCTCAAAATGCCCAGATTGCTACCGTTACAGCTGCTACAGCTGGCGATTTAAGTGGCACAAGAATTAATCAAATTCTTAATACAATTTCATGGCCATCATCTATGCGTGACGTAGATGCAGGTTTAACGACATTACAAGCTGATCCCGGTACGGCTCGTACAGCTCTAGCTGCGTTACAAACTGTCGCTAATAGCGAATATGGGGCGGTATATGTAAATGCCTCTGGATCGTGGACATTTCAAGATCGAACAGTAACTGTGGCTAGTTTTGCAGGAACAGCAATTAGTTTTAATGATGATGGTACTCAAATTGGCTACGCTAATGCAGTTTGGCGTTTAGATGACACCCTTGTATTTAATCAAGCCAA